TTCCATTGACGTGCTATCGCTAATATCCAAAAACACCGGGTCATACCCAGTGATGCCGCCAAAATGTGCAGCGTTTGATGGCCTAAAAGTCTGCTGAGTTGCAAGTGGTTCAAAGAAAGCCACGAGCATACCCGCATTAAACTTCTGGGCATTAAATTGAATTTTGACACGAAATTTACATCTTATGAAACGAATTCCAGAGAGTTTCTCACTAATCATGGAATTCTGCATCCACGTTGCCGGTAGATCCAAATTATTGCCAACCTGTGTTCCCTTTACAGCAGCAAGAGTCCACAAAAGATTCTGTTGCTCGATAGGTCGAGACAAAAAGCCAATAACACTATTTTCAAGTGTGTCTTCAGCTGGTTTTAAGTAAAAAGGTTCAGGTCGAACGTTTCCACTTGGGACAGTTGCCACTTCACCATCTTCAAAGAAAGTGACAACCTCCGATTTAATTTCATGTAAGTCTTCTTTATTTTGTTCAAGTTCCATACGAATACGTAGATGTATGAGCTCTTGATTATCGAATAAGTTTTGCTCAATTATCTCATTCTGATTTTGAAATGTCCAGATTAGTTCCAGCGTGCAAGTCTGAAGATTACAGACATCAGTCCTGGGAAAACACGCGTAACATCATAACCACCTCATGCCGAGCTGACGCCCGAGGAGCATAGTCTGATACTCATAATAAGTTGAAATACGACACTCAACACGTTCTGACAACACCCGAGCAGCATTTAAGAACACTGGCAAATACTCATTAAAAATTTCCTCTCCGTGTATTGCCAACTCCAAAGCTTGATCCTGAAGATTAACAGCAGCCAACTCATAAACATCAACTGTTCCATGAACCCACATGGGAGACTCCAAAATAGTATCCATAGCGAGGGGAGCAACGAAGCGACCAATCTCGGGATCAAATCTAAAACTTCGTTTCAGAAAATTAACCTCACCTAAACTCTTATACGGAAGAATAGTATCCTCCTTAGATTCATCCGTATATTTCATCCCAAATTTCGCAAATTCCTCAGTCACACTAACTTGATTGAACCATTCACACACAGAATCAGAAACATTATACACGTCATCGTCTCCATAATTTACATGACCAACGTGTTTAGAATATGCCACACACGTCGCCAAAGCTGGCGCGTATCTTTCAGCCAAACGCAAGAAAACATACCGCGCCATAAGACTATGAACTATGCAATTCAACAAAGTAGTTATGGGACAACCAGATGGGTTACCACCACACCACATACAAATGCGATTACCATTAATGTGCAATGAAAACAAAACCTCCAAGAACAACATCAAGCGAATCCAACTTTCATCTCCATTCCTCTCAAATGTCGCATAAAATTTATCTGCAAGGTCATAAAAGCCCCACATAAAATCCGGGTGCATGGTACAATCATAATTACTAAAATCACCAGCAAAAACCTTTGTTCCCTTTCCTCGAATACGTTGGGCAACACGACCCCAATCTGGACCGTATTCATTCACACCAACACACGACTCGAAATCAATTTTATTCTTTATCATATGTGCTGAAAAACCACCAAAATATTGCCGAAAAAGCACGGTGAAAACCTGTTCACCAGCGGAGAACAGACGTGTCCTCCCAACTGCAACTCGAGCCAACGGTCGTCGCTCATCCTTCAGAGTGTCCTCAAAAACAGCATTCATCCGCTCACCTCGCTTCATCCTTAAGAGGGCCACATCTCGCGCTGCAATAACATCAGGGTGATCAAAGATATAATCCTCATCACCACCAAAATACGTTGTCTTACCAACACCAACTCTTGGCCATCCATAACCAGGTGAAGTACGACGGTTCAAAGGTGGGTAATATTGATTACCAATTTTCCCTCGAATTGCTTCCTCCCAACTCAACACGCACGTATCATCCACACACACACGCTGCCGAATCATTTGATCCACATCATTAACAGCTGCACGAAGTGAATTATCATCCAACAGGAAAATAGGCTTAGGCTTTGTTTTCTCCCTTGCCAACTCCATCGGCGAGACAATTTCACCGTCTAACTCAAACTTATTCAAGCGAGCAGGTGCAGTCTTAGGTTCCACCAACACACCATAAATAGGGGAAGGAAAAATTCTTGTCGTTCCATTCATATGAACTCCATTCTGCATCGTTCCCATTTCACAATGACCCTGTGGGTCATGAGCGAACTCAATAAAACCCTCAACATTCTGAGTCACCAACGGGTTATCAACATGGAAATCCAAAGCCACAGCTGCAGACTTATCTTTCACACTAAGACCATCCAAATATTTCTTTATAACCTCCTGGGTCACAGGCTGGGCAATCCCCTGATACAAATCATTATCTATGCCCGCCGAGTGAATACCCATTAATTTCCTATTGAAATTTCTATCGTAACACACAAGCACGCCTCCACAATCACCCTTCATTGTTTGAATTCCGTACTTAAAATAATCACGCACATACGCTATATCCATCTTTCCATCATTCATAACGAAAGCACGATCATCAGAAAAAACAACATTCGTGTAATAATGTTTTAAATGGACATTATCACCACTATCATAACAAGTCATACACACCTGCCCAAGAGTTCTAAAACGAGCATGATCCTCGTTCGTCATGAACTTTCCAACTATGTCTCTATGAGGTCTCACACGCCGGGGAAACTCAATCACTATAAGATCCTTCTCAACCTCCTTCCCATCTGAAGGATAGTAATAGTTCAACTCATGCTGTCTAATTTCAACAGGAGCCGGAACCAACTTGCCACGAATTCGCCACCGAGACTGAAGATCACCACGCTTCAACTCAAGCAAAGATGCCGATTGGCAATCGCAAGTCTACCCTTAACAAAGAGGACATTGGTTGCCATTCGCCA